TTCTCATAATATTATATCCTCTATATATTATATATTATCGCTTGTATGTGTACCGAGTTCAAACTCAGCTAGCTCAGCTTCAGTCATAAGCTCATTTAGATACATATGCTCCTTAGCATCAGCTATCTGCTGTAAGCTGCATTTAGTAGGATCAGATATATAGGAATTATAAGCTAGTTCCCATATCTGCTCTTTAGATAGAGGCATCATGCCATCAGGAGTAGCTCCTAATGCTTCTAAGCTATTAGCTTTAGGTTTATTAGATACATTATAAGCTGGGGTTAATGCCATATTATCTATCTTAGTCTTAGCTACTGCTAAGGTTTGTACTGTAGAAATAGCGTCAGAGAATGAGCTATAAGAGCTTTCTCCTTTAGCTATATCTCCCTTAGTTAATGCTATTAGATATTCTATCTCTCGGGTAGAGAATGATAGACGATATTTAGCTGATGGTTTAGACATTAGTATGTAACCCTTGTTAGATACGAAAGGAAGCAAAAAATGGCAATCGATGCCATAGAATGCCAATCTTTGCCATTTTACCATAATGGCAATCGGTATGTCAACCCCTATTTACCCCTCTGTTTCCATGCCTCCCTTAGGTAACTACTATAGATACATAGCTATATATAAGAGTGTATCTATATAAGTATAACCCTAGCTATATCTATAGCTCTCTTAGGTAACTACTCCTATATATCTCTTAGAGACTACTATATGCTCTATCGGATTGATGTGTATTTATAGGGTGTATGTTATTTCTTAAAATAAGAAAAGAATAATATATTCTTATATTCTTTTTATCTTATACACCTATTAGATATAGATACTCTTATAGACTCTTATAGACTCTTACAGCTATAGACTTATAGATACTCTTAGAGAGATATAGATACAGAAGGAGTTAGATACAGACAGGAGGAAAAGGGGGCCGAAATGGAGGGGCAAAAGGGCAATTGGCAGAATGGCAAAATGGCAAAGACTGGCAAAATGGCATGAAATGGTTTTCTGTCACCTCATGCCATTTATTGAAATACCTTCTTAGATTTTATATCCTCTTCCTATATTGCTTGCAACTTTATGAAGTCTATCTGAATATATCCTTTCTCTTCTGCCTCCATTAATGCAGCATCTAAACTCCTATTCTTTACTACAATCACATCCATATTAGATAGATCTCCTGATGCAATAGTAAGATGCCACCAGCCAGAAACATAAGCACACTTAATTCTATTAGTTTTAGTTTTAGTTTTACTGCCAGTTCTGATATTGGCAACACGCTTAGTTTTTAATATCTTAGTCATAACATTATCTCTAATAAGAAAGGAGCTATAAATATTTATAACTCCTTATAAGTTATATCATTTACAATGACATTAACAAATTATCTTGCTTTTGGCTCATCTTTTCCAGCCTTGCTATAAACCGCTTAGCGATATTACTGCCTTCGTCACTAGCTAAATCCAATACCTTAATCATACTCGCGCAATCTTCCTCCTGAATAAATGTCTTAGGACTTGCTAGACTAGCGAATTTAGCTTTATAAGCATTTATTACTAGTTCTAGCTTTTCTAGCTTTGTAGCATCCAAATCATTTATTTCTATTCCTGGAGCTAGCTTATCCGCAAACATAACTATTAATGATCCCTGCAAGCATTCTGTAAACCAAGCTTCGATCTTTTCCTTATTTAATCTAGCTCCTTCATTGCTTGCTTCCATTCTTTCTATGATCTTATCAAGATCTAGATGCTCACAATATATCTTGCTAGCTGCTGCTTTATGCATTTCCTTAATTCCTACATCCTCCTGTTCTTGCAAGTAGCTTAATACATAAGGAGCTAATTCTACTATTCGCTCTATTACTACTTGCTCAGTCAAATGGGCAGTTGGAATTCTTACATAGCTATTCTGAGCTACCTTCTTTTTTCCGTCCTTGCCCTTTTGATATAGCATTTTTACTATCCTAGTTCCATTAATATCAGCTATTGGAAGCTGGCTATCATAAGGCTTAAACTCACCTAAGTTCAAACCTAGCTCAGCCAATTGGCTATGCATTCCAATAGTTGCCTCATTATCTGTATTAATAGTAATATTATTGCTAGTTGCTTGCTCTATATTTAATGAATTACTCATGATCTTATACCTTTATAGTTCTATTAATAATTAAAGTTTTTAACCATCTTTCTAGCTGTAAGATAAACAGCCGCGTAATGCTCAGCGCTATCCACAAAATCTACTAACTTACAATACACCTCATAAACCGGTTTAGTGTCTGCTCCTTCTTTCCACGCGGCTGACATTCCGCCGAGAATAATAAAGTCTATTGACATTCTTCTAACTATCCTTAACTCTTCGTGTCTGGTCATTTTTCTAGCTCCTTCTTCTCTGTGGGTTCCCTTATATTATAGTCTTTATCAAGCTTCTTATCCAATATCTAGCTAGTTTATACATTACATATCTATACTGTGTAGTTATAACTATCTAATTGCTTAAGCCTATGTATCTATAGGTATCCCCTATGTATAGGTATCCCTTATAGGTATCCCCTATCTATCTCCGTATCTATGTATCTCCCTGTATATAGGTATCTATGTGTATATCTATATACCTCAGTATACCACCCTACCTACTCCCTATTAGTTACTAGCTACTAACCATTCTCCTAGGAGGGGGTATCGGCCTTTTTGATTCTGGGCGCGCCGTGTATCCTAAGAAGCTCATATTATATTTCTAAACTTTTATAGAATATAGCTCCCTAAGATAGAAATATATAGGAGTTAGATAAAAGGCGATTCCGAAACCCACTTTACAAAACTACCCTATACTTCTATAATTCTTAATATGAAAACCTCAGAAATAAATTCTATATTAGAAGATTTAGAAGCTACTCCTAGTATAGATGAGCTTATGGAGACGGCGGAAATAACAGTAGCTGCAGAGATAGCAGAACCTACTATAGTAGAACCTAATCTTCCTAGTAATCATTACTCTCCAGGCCCTTCATCTGCTATAGAAGAGCGCGCATTAAATCTATTAGGTTCAGGAGTTGCAGCTGAGTCCGTAGCTTCGGCATTAGGAGTTACCCCTAGCCGGATTGCTCAGTTCTTATCTGTAGACGCCTTCGCAGATAAAGTAGCTAACTTAAGATATAAAGCATTACAAGAGCATAATGTAAGAGATGGTAAGTATGATGCTCTAGAAGATAGATTACTAATCAAACTAGAGAAGAGCTTACCTCTTATGGTAAGGCCAGAGACTATCTTAAAAGCTATGTCCACTGTTAATGGAGCTAAGCGGCGTGGGCAATCTGCACCAGAGCAAGTTACTAACCAGCAGAACATAGTTAACTTAGTCTTACCTGCTAAGATAGCCGAGCAGTTCTCAGTAGCTATTAATATAAATAATCAGGTAACAAAGGCTGGTGGACAAGAGTTATTAACAATGCCTTCTGGGAACCTTTTAAAGCAAGTAGAAGATGCAGTAATAGCTAGAGAAGAGAGTGGGGTTAAAGAGATATCTAATGCACAGGATGAGAGGGCAATCTAATATACAAGATATCTTAGCTAAGGTGAGAGGTGAAGAGGTACCTGTTAAATCTACAGTATATAGCCCCTCTGATATACAAGCTGCTAAGAATGTATTAGATAGGTTATTAAGAGCTTCTGAAGGTAATGAAGTCTCTTATATAACTACAGCTCCTATAGAGATAGAAGAAGTATAAGAGAAGTATAAACTATGACTAAAGGTAAAGGAGGTAAAAATAAATCCCCTAATCTAGGTACACAAGATCTATTAGATTCTTTAGGAGGCCCAGCACTAACTGCCTCAGCTTCTTTACCAGAAGGCTTCTCTCCTAACTCCTTACCGACTATTGTAAAAACTGAAGCTGATGAGATAGCTCAGATAGGAGCTTCTACTGACGAAATACAGAATCTAGCTAAGGCCGACTTAGATTTCCTAGCTGCAATGATAATGCCGCTTGTATTTAAGTTCAATTTTCCTGATGTATTTAAGGAAGGTGTCTGGCAGTGGCTATTATCCTATATACATCAATCTAGGATCTTCCCTCAATTAGCATTAGGTTTACCTCGTGGTTTCGGTAAGTCTACCTTAATGAAGATCTTTCTTATATACTGTATTCTATTCACAGATAGGAAGTTCATCCTAGTAGTAGCAGCTACAGCGAAGCTAGCAGAGAATATATTATCTGATGTAATAGATATGTTAGAAGAGCCAAATATAAGAGCTGTATTTGGGGATTGGAAGTTAGGAGTTGAAAAGGATACTCAGGCATTAAAGAAGTTCGGGTTTAGAGGTAGGAATATTACCTTAGCTGCAGCAGGCGCAGAGACTAGCGTTCGTGGCTTAAACATTAAGAATGAGCGACCTGATGTTATATTAATGGATGATATACAGAGTCGTGAATGTGCAGATAGTGAAGTACAGTCAGCCAGTTTAGAGAATTGGATGATTGGTACATTAATGAAAGCTAAATCTCCTAACGGCTGCATGTTCTTATTTGTAGCTAACATGTACCCTACTAAGCATTCTATCCTTCGTAAGCTTAAATCTAACCCAACTTGGATTAAGTTTATAGCTGGAGGTATATTAGCAGACGGTACTTCTCTTTGGGAAGAGTTACAGCCAATAACCCAGCTAACAGCTGAGTTTGAGAATGACTTAGCTATGGGTCATCCAGAGATCTTTTACTCAGAGGTTCTTAATGATGAAAATACTTCTGCGAACAATCTTATCGACCTATCTAAGCTGCCTGATGTTCCTTATGAGCCTGGGGATATACCAGCTGGTAACTTTATTATTATAGATCCAGCAACTGATAAACTAGGAGCTGATGAAGTATCAGTAGGTTATTTTGAAGTACATGATGCTTCTCCTATACTAATGGAATTAGAAGAAGGTAGATTCTCTCCAGGTGAGACTATTAGAAAAGCATTACATTTTGCCCTAACTAAGAATTGTCGGCTTATAGCTGTAGAGGCTAATGCTTATCAGTACTCCCTACTCTACTGGTTTGACTTCGTATGTCAGCAGATGGGAATACAAGGTATAGAAGCTGTACCTATATATTCTGGAGTTAGGAATAAGAATGCTAGAATCTTAGAATACTTTAAAGCTTATGCTCAGGGAGAGCTATATGCATATGGAGAAGCTAAGCTAGTTTTGCACTTACAGATAACCCAATTTAATCCTTTAAAGAGAGATAACACAGATGGGGTATTAGATTTAATGACATATGCTCCTAGAGTAGTTCAAGAATTCGCAGAGTTTATAGTTGCATCTAATATAATTGAATCTCAGGAGTTTGATGCTATAGAAGTCCCTGAAGAGAATTGGTGTTTTTAATATGAGAACTAAAGACAATACAGTAGAAACTATATTCCATCCATTACTTACAGCTTTCTTATTTGAAGCAGATACCTTATACCATTACTGGAAAGATGAAGTAGTCATAACTTCTGGCTCAGAGAATAACTCTAAGGTTAAACATCTATATAGCTCTCTACATTACGCTACTCCCGGCCAAGCAGCAGATATAAGATCCTGGGATAAGAAAACTCATAATAGAGGTCAAGTACCTAATCGTTTTAAGCAGACTCAGGCTTTAAAGAAGAAGGCTCAAGAGTTCTGTGATAAGATGAATATCCCTCGTAACTGGATAGATGTAATCTTAGAAGGTTACCACATCCATATTGAATATCAACCTAAAAGAATTGAAGGGTAACATCTAATGGTAGCTTCCACATCAGTAGCTTTATCTAAGGAATCTGATAAAGGTTTTATAGAGTACTATAGAGGTGTACAAGCCTTACAGAATATAACTCGGGATAGCCAGCGTGCTCGCTTTGAGAAAGCAGATAGATCTTATCAGAGAGAGACGGATCTGTCTGAAGAGCAGACTAGAGCTAAGGCAGCTAATGCTGCTGGAGATCCTACTAAGTTTCAGAATATGACAGTTCCAGTTGTAATGCCTCAGGTAGAGGCAGCTGTAGTACATCAGACTTCAGTATTCCTAACAGGTTTTCCTCTCTTGGGAGTTACAGCCTCTCCTCAGTTTATAGATGAAGCCTTACAGATGCAGACTATCCTAGAGGATCAGTCTATTAAAGGTGGTTGGGCTAGAGAGTTAATCTTATTCTTTCGTGATGGGTTTAAACATAACTTTGCCCCATTAGAGATAGATTGGAAAGAAGAGATATCTTATGCTGTAGAGACTAACTTAGAGAAGAACCTTACAAAAGGTACACCTAAGAAAGTTATCTGGAGCGGTAATAGGATTCGTCGGTTAGACCCTTATAACACATTTGTAGATACTCGCGTACCTCCTACAGATGTACATAAGGATGGAGAGTTTGCAGGGTTCACTGAGCTGATGACTCGTATAAAGCTTAAGACTTTTATAGCTAGCCTCCCTGATAAGATTATTCGTAATATAATTCCAGCGTTAGAGTCTGGTTTAGGCGGTAATGTAGGAGCTTCTAATTCAGGAGCTATGAATTACTATGTACCTTCTATTAATCCTTTAGTCCCTGAAGAGGACTATAAAGGAGCTGGAACTAACTGGTTGAAGTGGGCAGGCATCTCTACATCTAAGAGAACTACTGCTATAGACTATAAAGAGTCTTATGAAGTAACCACTCTTTATGCTAGAGTCCTGCCTTCTGAGTTCTCTCTACATGTACCTAATAAAGAGACTCCCCAGATTTATAAGCTTATTATTGTAAATCATGAGCATATTATATATGCAGAGCAGCAGACTAATGCTCATAACTTTTTACCTATCATTATAGGGCAGCCATTAGAAGATGGTTTAGGTTATCAGACTAAATCGCTAGCTAAGAATGGAGAGCCTTTCCAGGATCTAGCTACTTCTTATATGGGTTCTATCATAGCTTCCAGACGTCGGGCTATAAGCGACCGTCTTTTATATGATCCTTCTCGTGTCACAGCTGCAGCTATTAACTCTCCTAATCCTTCTGCTAAGATTCCAGTTCGTCCAGCAGCCTATGGTAAGAACTTAGGAGACGCAGTTCATCACTTTGAATATAGAGAAGATCAGGCAGCTTCCTCTATGCAGCAGATATCTACCTTACTTGGCTTAGCTAATACTCTTAATGGGCAGAATCAAGTAACTCAAGGACAGTTTCAGAAAGGTAATAAGACTCTACATGAGTTTGAATCTGTTATGCAGAATGCTAATGGCAGAGACCAGTTAGCTGCTATTCTCTTAGAGTTTCAATGTTTCGTTCCTATGAAAGAGATATTGAAACTTAATATATTACAGTTCCAAGGTGGTACTACTATCTATAATAGAGATAAGAAAGTCTCTGTGGAGATAGATCCTGTAAAGCTTAGGGCAGCTGTTATGGAGTTTAAGGTATCTGATGGATTGATTCCTACAGATAAGATAATCGGAGGGGATGCTATAGCTGTAGCGCTACAGGCATTTGCTTCTCCTGAGATTGCATCAGGTTATAATGTACCCCAGGTTTTCTCCTACTTTATGAAAACACAAGGTGCTGAGATTGGTGACTTTGAGAAGTCTCCTGAGCAACTTGCATATGAGCAAGCCTTAGGTGCATGGCAAGGACTAACTCAGTTAGCTATAGAGAAAGGAATAGATCCAGCTACTTTAGGTTTAGGTGCTCGTCCATTACCTCAAGAGTTTAACTATGACCCTGCAGCTAATAAACCAGCTCCAGAAACTACCCAAGCACAAGCAACATCCCCAGAAACTACCTCCCAAGAAGTACAACAACCAGGACCTCAATAATGGCATATCTTATAGACAATGATTACTCTTCTTATATACTTACTGAAGATGAAGAAATCCAAGGAACCTTACTAACTATAGCTCAGAAGCAAGTTATACAAAATGAAATATCTATCATAGCTACTAAGTTGTTAGATATGGTATTAGATCCAGCTGAGCCTCAGAAGTTTATACAAGAGCAGTCGTATATAAAAGGTCAGCTAGATGCTTTGAGATATCGGCTTACTATGTCTGAGACTGTAGAGCAGATGTTAGCAGAGAGAGCAAGCCCAGATAGTTATACCTAGATTCACCCTTAGATTCACCTTTTCTTTACCTGCCCCCACCCCCCCCCCCCCCCCCCAATCCAAATTTCTTTATTATTTTTTTTTTATTATTTAAAAAAAAAAAACAAAAAACAACCCCAA